TTACGAGTCTCAGCCTTATCATTTAGATAAGTTGTGCTGAATTCTCCTGCGAATGTTTCAAATATCTTACGACCGAAGTTATTCTCCCTAGCGGTTTTAATATCTTCTTTAAGTTGTGATAGTTCACCTTTAAGATGTGTTGCAACTGTAGCACCAACTCTTTTAGAACTCTCAGCAATAAACTTGCTTTTGAGTGCTGTGAGTTGTTTGCGTCCTTCTGCAACTAACTTAACACGTTGTTCAACCACTGCTTGTCTATCCTGAGCAAATTCTTTGATCTCTTTAGCCAATGCATGAACGATAAATTTTTGAAGTTTATCTTGGTTTTCTAGTTGAACCTTACGATCAGTACGCAATTCTCTAATTTCTTCTGCTAACTTAGTTACCATGAAGTTATTAAATTTTGTTGCACTTTCTTTAAGTTTCAATTTCGCTTTAACGCGGTCTTCGTTAATAGCTGTCTTCTCTTCGTGGAATTCTTTAATTTCCTCTGAAAGAGATTCAGTTACCATCTTGTCAAGGGCTTCTACCATAACACTACGGTCATGTTCATATCGTTGTGCAAATTCATTTCTGAGTTCGCCGCGGACTTGATCTTTAGCCTCCATTAACTTAGTGTCAAAAGCGGTTTTTAATTCGCCTGCAACATCTTCGTTAATAAGACCTGAATCAATTAATGGTTTAATAGCATCTAACATGCTTGTTCCCCTCTATTTAGATTTTTAAGTCTTTGATCAGACGATTAATTTCGTCCTTCAAATAACGTTCTACTTTCTTGTTGCCTCGTGCTTCTCGTGCTACTTCTAAAACTTTATGTCCGTGCTTCATATTCATGAGGCCCTCGTATATCGCTTTAGGATAAGCATTTGGTGCACTTGGTTGAGCAACAATGTCTACTGTGATTATTTCAAAATCACTTACACGGCCATCCATATCGTTAACGTTGCCGCTACCTCTACTAGATACACCGAGTTTCACCCCTGACTCTAACATGGTCTGAACTAACTGACCCATTGGAGTTGGTAAAATCTTTAATTTGCCGTAGCCATTCGGCCCGTCCATCCACATCTTAGTGATCATGTGTGACACACGATCTAAGTTGATTTTTAAATCATCTGGATGATCAACTTCACCTAATACAGAATTACCTTCTTGTATTTGTGTGTTGAGTGTTTCTACGGCTGTCTCTATTTCATTAACAGGGTAAACTCGCTCATTTGCGTTTTTAACCCCACCTTGAATAAAGATGCCCTTCATAAAAAGGGTCTTTAAATCTGTATCACCTTCCTTAACGGATTCGACCATGATTTCAGCACGGTCGAACGATAAGTGTTCTTTAAGATACAAAGCCATTTATATCAATCCTAGTCTATTACAGATTTAGTATTTACGCCTGAAGCCTGTGCTGTGACTGGCTTAGGAGCGGCACTTAATGGTTTAGCATTTTTGCCTGGCTGATTCTGGAAGCTAGAAGCGCCATCAACGTCTTTCGCAGTTGGAGCTGGTCGTCCTGACTCGTCACCTTTGTCAAAGTCTACTGGATGTGCATCCATTCCTTTTTGACCTGAGTTAGCATCTACTGGACTTCTAGTTTGTTCACCGTTATCGCCCATTTTAGCTGTAATTTTTTGAAGTGTAATTGCTTCAGCAACTAGTTCTTCATCGTCAACATTTACGTCAACGTCTACTTCTTGGTCGTCAATGTCGCCTTCAATATCATGTAAATCAGCGTCCATTTCGTCATCACGGCCTTCTAAATCATCTTCTTTGCCCATGATTTCTTCAAATTCTGCCATTAAGTCATCAAGTTTGTCTTCGATTCTGATAACAGCATCTTCTACTTCGTCACCAGCTTCGTTTTCGTCGGCGCCATCAATATCAAAGATTTCTTCAGAATCGATATCAATTTGTTCGTCTTCTTCTTCAGATATGCCGGATTCTTCAGCGGTGATTTCGTCAGCTAGGTCGCCAACTTGTCCGCCCATACCTTCTTCAAGGTCATCATCCATCATTTCTTCTGCCATGATTGTTTCGTAAATTTCTCTGGACTTTTCTACAACGATGTCGTGGAAAAGGTCTTTTGCTTGTTCTTCATTCTCATTAATAATGAGGTCGATCAGTTTGTCGAATTTTTTGATTTCCATTAGTTTCTCCTGATGTTTATAAATGGCTTTATGTGAAGATATTTAGTGCGTAGTTTCCGAAAGGGCTATTTAAGTGCTACTTTTTTGCGTTTTTGTGATTTTTAGGCAAATATACTATAAAACCATTGCCTTTTGAAGTGGTTTTTAAAGTGAAGGACCGGCGCCTTCTTCGTCTTTGGCACCGTATTGTTTTCTGACTTTTATCAAGTGTTTAGCTTTTTCATAATTTCTTACGTCAAGCATTTTACGCAGTTTTCTAATCTGACTTAAAGTTAGTTTAGTTTTTCTTGAGGTTCTCCATACAGGCTTAGAGTTGTCATCTCCAACTTCTTGGTAACCATCTACTGCGGCGTCAAACATTTCAAATAGTTTCATAAGAGTATTTAGTCAAAAAAGTTTTTTGTATCTAAGAAAGGCTTTAGTATATCGTTAAAGTATACTTGATGTCCTTCTGCGTTAGGATGAACGTCATGCTCTGATACTGTTAGGCCTAATGGTTTTACATATTCATGTATTGCTGGAAAAACTCGATTGTCATTGTCTAGTTGTCGATAAAGGTAGTTAATAATCTCATGGTCTTTGTTAGCATCAATGTCTTTATATGTGTGATCCATATAGTATTGTTGATAGAATGTAATGCCTTGTGCTTTACATAGATTTTGTAGCATGATCATGTTTTCTAATGCTACATGTAATGAATTTATATTATGTTTATCATAGCCTCTGTCAGTGACAGGTTCAGTGAGCATTATATAATCATTAATAAATTTTGGTTCTCTGTGATTCCATGCAGAGTGATACCATCCACCATTTGGATTATAGTTTACATGGTAGTGACCGTTTTCATTATCAAACTCTAAGATTTCGGCGCCTTCTTTACTATTTTTAAGGTTACAAAATTGTACATGCCAACAATCTCCTCCGCTTGTACCCCAATGTTCTTTGATATCGTTAATATAATCTTTGTTAGTTATGTACCAAGTCTTACGATCATTGCCGCTCCATGAAACAAGCACAGCAATTTCATCAGGGGCAAAGCCTTCATCTAAGGCATCCATGATAGCATTTGTAGTTTTCTTTTGAATGAGTTCTTGGCCTTGATGACCCATGCCTCTATGATCAAACGTCACATTAGCATCAATCTCTTTAGTGTAGTTTTCTAGTACATGTGGCCAAGTCCATGGAGTATACTTGTCTCCGAAACTACAACCTGAGGTAATAATTCGTTTTACTTGCATTAATTAGACAGGGCCAACTTCGCCAGCACCTTCGACAGAGCCTGCGGCTGTAGATGCTGATCCGCCTACTGGACCTGCAACATCTAAATCACCAAAATCATCTAACTCTTCAGAATCTTCAATTTCATCATTTGTTTCCAAGTCAGCATCAAAGTCACCTGTAGAAACACCAACATTTCTGAGATCAGAACCTGCTGGTTCTAAGTCACTATCTTCTGTATTCTCTTCAGCCCAAAGTTTTTCGTTTTTAACGATTTCTTCTTCTGTAAGTCCTAAAAATCTTTCTAATGCGAAACGTTTAGAAATATAAGGGAATGCTTCCATTCCGCTAAATGTATTAACTCGTGCTGTGTCTAATTCACTTTGTCTATACGCGGCAAAGTTTTGAGGTGGATTGAATTCTAAATCAAATAACTGTGTATCAATATTAAAACCTCTCCAACGCAAGAACAATTTGAATTCTTCATCAAGTGCGTGACAGATATAGTTCTGTAGTCTTTCACAATACTGATTGAATCTGAACTCTTGTATCATTGCTGTACCAACACGTCCGTCATTCAGAGGTGTTGTGTTATCGTCTGGTCCAGTTGGTAAGTATGAACTTGGCACACGCAAACCACGTGCTAGTCTGTTATTAAAGTATTTAAGATCGTCAATCTCGCCTAAGTTCTGACCACCTGGTAGAACTTCAACTGATGACCCTCTGCCTTCTGCTGTAACAGGGAAGAAATAATCTTCGTTCATTGATAATGGATTATATGTAGCATCTACATGTGATGATCCGCCATGAATACTTGGTATACGTCTTTGATGTATTTCGTTTTTAATTCTATCTACGAATGCCATTGCTAAGTGACTTGGCATGTTACCAACGTCAATCTTAAACATTCTACGTTCTGGTGCACGTTGTACACGATAGATAAGAACCGCATCTTCTAATAGTTCTTTCTGCTTGTATACTTTGAAAATGTTCTCTAAGATAGATTGTCCGAAAGGCCAGAAACGATCTAGTCCTTCTGTGAGTGACAAGTGAACAACATGATTAGAATCGATTGCTGACTCTGCTTGTCCTAATGTAAATCTACTACCTGATGTGTTGTAAGGCATAGATGGGACTGTGTAACCACCGCCACCTGCTCCGCCACCGCCACCAGTACCACCTAATCCTGTTGTTGGATTAGCGGCAAAATCTGTGTTTGTTTTCTGAGCAACTGTTAAGTTCTGTAAGTTAATGTTTAAGTCTTTAATAACATACTGTTCTGGAAGTTTACCTTCACTCTCATTAACAATAACTTTAATGACTTTAACCATGTCAACCCAGTAGAGTTTAAAGTTCTCTGGATCTCTTACAAAGATTTGATCTCCGTACTTAACTACGTTTCTGAACATCTTAAACATACGAGTATCAAACTCGTTAAGTTTACACCATTGTTGTAACTGTTTAGTTAATAGTTCTGTTTCATGCGGAGTTGGTTCATCTTTAAATGATAAAGAGAAAGGTGTTTTGTTGTGATCGTTGCGTTGAGTACTAAACTCTGCTATAATGTCTAAACATGCATTAATCTCAGCATCAACATCCATCATCTCATATTGATTGTATCGTTCTATTCTGTTTGGATGCCCTGTGTAAACTTCAGGGAGTCTACTCATATAGTTTTTATAACCGAAATCAGTATTTGAATAGCCAGCTTCTGATGTTCCGCCGCCGTTCCAACTGCCAGAGTTGCTATTGCCACCAGATATAGGGCTTGACACTCCGCTTCGATTTAAAAATTTCTTAGTATATGACATATGATTTAGGTTTCTCTTGTACTAAGTATTTAGTTAAACTGAAGCGTATTGAAATATTTTTTCTGACAGA